ATGAAAGGTGAGTGCAGCATGACCGCTTTGGAAGCCAGCCGCTTGATTGACTGGCTGAAAGCTCACGGTCACACGGACGAGGAAGCGACGCAGTGCATTAAGTGCATTGCTGGAGTCCTCGACCCCGCAACCGGCGAGTCTAAGAAACAGTAAAGGCTAGGTTCCCCACTGAGTTTGCAGACCTGTGGGAACCTAGCCAACCGGAACGGGATGGGACCTGCCCCATCTCGTTTCGATTTTATCAGTATGGCAGGGGAAAGTCAAGAAGTTTAGAACTATGTATGATCTGCGTGAACACAAGGAACTGATTAGCCGGTTGGTTTCCGAGGCCAACCAGAACGACCCCAACTGGGAGTGGTCGGTCAGACGCCTCAGCAAGAACATGGCCTGCATCTTCTGGGGTTACCTCGAATACTGCGATGAAGCGGAGTTGTCGTTTTCAATCAAGCTCGGCGAAGCCGATGGCAGATGCTGGGTTGAGGCTCGTAACGAGCACGGTTGGATACTTGAAAGTGAGATTGTAGCTGACAAGAACCTTCCATTCCTGAACTGCCCGATTGACAAGGCCATCGAGAAGATGGTTCGCTGCATTGTCAACACCGCTCATGCCTGCTACTGAGAGCATTGCCCGCCGGTATGCAGCGGACATCGGTTTTGCGGTAGTCGGCGAGCTGACCCGCAAGCCAGAGTGGGACGGCATAGCCAACAGCCCAGAAATTGGGCTGTCTGGCTATTGCCGAGTCTGGGTGGATGAGGGCGGCAACGCCTACTACGTTCACGGTAAGGAATGCGCCATCATCGACCCGGAAGGCATGGTCTACTGAACGCCGGTAAACTCCCAGATGTACTCCGTAAATTTTTTCGATAAATCTTCATTTTTCGTTTGACACCAGTGGTGGGTAAGTTAGAATGAAGATACAGAAAAACATACCAAAACGGTAAGATGAACGGAGGACACAGAAATGAAAAACTTGGAAATGAAGGAACTGCGCGGCCATCTGGGGATGCTGGCGTTCAGTATGGACTCTCAGTGGTGCGTCATGCACCGGGAGGACCTGCCGGAGTCGACCCGGGTGTGCGCCGAGGGTCAGTACCAAGGGATGATCTTCACCCTCACCGCTCTGGGCGGTGACTGGGTCAGGGACGACAAGGGCAAGCATCGGGTGTTCCTCCAGGGCGAATCCAGCCGTGACACCGACGAGTACACCAACAAGGAGGACTGAACTATGAAAGAGACCATCACCGCAAAGGAACTGGAAGAAGCAATGAACGCTGTCCTGAAGCAGGCACGCAAGATGGAGAACTCCGATGAACCGGAGGAATGCCGCCACGGCTTCGGTATGGAGAGTGCGCTGACTTCTCTTGCAATCTACCTCAACGCATAACCCGTCTGATGATGGCCGCTGGCACCGGCCGAAACGCCCTACTGGGCGTCGCGGGAGCCACCCGCAGATACATGATATTTTGGAGGTTTTAGCTATGGAAAACAAGAACATGACCGCTGCTCGTGAGTGGGAGAACGACCCGAACTGCTTTCTGCGGATGCTGAACAGCCCCGCACAGCAGCGGAGCCGCGCAGCCCGCCGCCAGAAGGATGCCGACCGGGAGCGTTTCAACAACGTGCTGAACGCCGTTGCCATCTGCGCAGCAGCCTTTGCCGTCACCCTGCTCGTTATCTGCTTCGTTCTCTGATGGAGGATGGCAATGAATCCGATGTATGATTGCTCCGGCTGGCTTGACCGGTTCGGCGGAGTAACGGAGCCGCCTGATGATTACTATTTCTCGTACAGAGAGTCTGATGATTCCTGCAACGAACAAGTGGAGGAGGACTGTGACAATGAATAACTCGCGGCGCAAGCGTATCAGCAAGATTGCAGATGCCCTGAATGAGCTGAAGGGCCAGATTGATGAGCTTTACGAGGAGGAACAGGAAGCCTTTAAGAATATCCCTGAGAGCTTGCATGGAACCGAGCGGTATGAGATTGCGGAGAATGCGGTCGATATGCTCGAATCTGCATCTTTGAGGGTAGAAAACGCAATCACATTCCTTGAAGATGCGGAGGGCTGATTTATGGGACGTGGCAATGTTTATGTGACCGGCTCGTATGAGGGCCTGTTCTACATCGACAACGATGATCTGCGGGTCTGGCGTAAGGACGGCCCTGACGGAAAGGAGCCTGAAATTCGGATGATGGCAGACATCAGCCTTGATGAACTTGTTGCCGATGACTGGTACGTTGATGAAATCGAGAGCAGCTACAAGAAGGAAGACGTTCTCAGATGCTTCTGCGCCGAACTGCGGAAGCTCTGCCCCAGCTTCCAGCCTGTGGCCAACTCGAACGTCTGGCTCGGCAATGAGCGCCGGGTCATCCTCGAAAACGAGCTGTTTTACATCTGCGTGGAGGATAACGAGTGGTCACTGGCCGTCGAGCTTGTCCAGAAAGACGGCTACTCCGACTGTCAAAGCGCATGGCTGGCCGGCCTTCAGAAACGGCGCTATCGGGAATACCTCGATAGCATGAAAAAGGCCCTGCTGGCCCGCCTGCCCAGCATTGGCGTTCGCACCGGGCCGTGGACTCACGGAACTATCACCAGAGAGGAGGCTGGCGTATGCTGAGTGACATGATTGATGATCTCGTCCGGGCCGACTGCCCGCAGGAAAAGGAAGCAGCTTACCGGAAGCTCGAAAAGCTCGGCGTTGACCGCATTACCGCTGATGTCATCGCCGATGAGCGCCGAAAGGAGGCGCACCTGTGAGCCGCTATATTCCCCCTGAGGAGATGAATGAAGCTCAGATCAGAGAGCAGTTGGACGCTGAGTATAAGCACTGGGATGACCTGAAGAAGAACGGCTGTTCTGACCCTGCATGGCCGGATGGTGTGAATCTGAACCTTGTTCGGAACCACATCATCTACTGGTATCGGCTTCTGCGGGAACGTACCAGCAAGACCGTACAGCTCTCGATGTTCGACGCTGGTATGGATTTGAGGAACGAGCGGCCGTTGCCGCCGGAAGTCCCGGACAGGTACATGGTTCCGACCGGGAAGTACCCCGACCGTCTGAATGGCAAGTGGGATGGCCTGATTTTTGACCTGACAATTTGATGAAAGGATGAAGAAAGATGACCGATGAAAAGAAGTTTGAGGTTCATGCAGAGATTACGGCTCGGCTGACCCAGCAGGATGTTGATGACATCATGGTTTCTGCGCTGGAGGGCGGCATCAACTACTGGTGCAGGCGCGTTGTTGTGCAGGGCAAGTATCTTGGGGAGTACGCAAGCGACCAGATTTCTCGCGGTGGGCAGCTTGCCGTTTGGCTCGAAGAACCGTTTGAGGATGACAAGACTTGTTATATGCTCGATCTCGACAAGTTCCTCGCTGGATTTAAGCAGTGGCTCGAAAATTGCTACGCCAACTGCGATGTTGTGGACAGCACAGATGGCTCCGTTGACTGCGGCCAGATTGATGCCACCTGTGCGGACGAGATTGTCCAGCACGCACTGTTTGGCGATTTGGTATTCGGCTGAGTGGAGGCAAAATGATGATGGCATGGTTGATCGTGGTAGATCAGTGGCTCGAAACGGCCACAGACATCCTCTGCGCCGCCTTTTGGGCAATCGTCGGGGCGATGGCCGTTGTGGGCTTGGCGAGGCTCTTTCTGGGGAGGCGTTGGTAATGAGAACACTGAGAGGGCGTGATGCGCTGCTTGAAGAATTGTGGAAGCGGTTCGGGGATGTCCCTATGGACCCCTCCACCGAAACAATGGAGGCCCCGTTTCTGGATTTCCCGGCAGGAACCAGCCGCGTTGACATCTGGCACTGGTTTGATGAACGGCATAGCAAGGGCATTGCCTACTTGATTTACAACGAGGATGCCTCTAACGCGGCAAGCATCACGAGCCTGCTGCACTGCCAGAAGCTCTGCACTGAATGCTGTTCTGAAACCTGCGTGTTCAACCCGCAGGGCATCTGCATGGCCCCGTTCCTGACTGGGAAGAAGCCGGGCATCCATGATGATGGTTGCACCGATTACTGCCCGAAGCCGCTGGATGGCTGTGAGCTGGTTCGCTCCTACTCCGAGCATGAGCTTCGGAGCTATGAGGAGGACGTGCGGGAATATATCTCACAGTTCACCGATGAGGAGCTTATGGAAGCCTATGAGCTTGACCGCACGACGCTCAATGCGCTCGCCCCGCGTGCAGCGGTCTTGATGCGGAAGTACATTGATAATGACGATAGCTGGACGTACCACCGCGATTATGCAATCTCGGAGGTCGTCAGCGAGTATAAGGAGGACAAAGACAATGGCTGAGAAAATGATGCCCTATGCGCTGCGAATGACGCTGGCAGTGCTTGCAAATAAGCCCGATGATGCCCGCAGCATTTCTGCCGAGTGCGTCACCACGATGACCAAAGAGCTGATGGGCGTTGTAAGCCGGTATGACCTGATGGACTTCCCGTTCATGGTTGCTGCCCTGCGGCTCACCGCAACCTCGCTGGAATCCCTGCTGGACGAGCATGGCAAGGGGATTGCCGATAACATCGTCGCCAACACCACCTGCATCACCATTGATGCTTCCGAGCTGAAGCGTCAGGCAAAAGAGGAGGAGTAAGGATATGGAAATCAAGCGTGGCGACATTTGGTATGTGAGCAAGGACAACTACACCGGCTGTGAGCAGGCGGCAGGCCGCCCGGCAATCATCGTCTCTAACGAGAAGAACAACGCCTGTGCAGAGGTGGTAGAGGTCGTATACCTGACCACCAAACCGAAGAAAGACCTGCCGACGCACGTTCTCATCCGCAGTTCGGAACGTGAAAGCACTGCCCTCTGTGAGCAGATTACGACCGTATCGGTTGACCGCCTGCTGGGCTACAAGGGCCACCTGACCCCGGCAGAGATGACCAACGTGGAGGTTGCAATGCTGATCTCGCTGGAGCTGGAAGTTGGAAAGCCCGTAGAGAAAATCGTGGAGGTCACGAAAGAAGTTCCGGTCATCCGGGATGTCAAGGTGTCTACGCCGGCGTCAAATCCGAACATGGCTGCGGAGCTGGCCGCAGCGAAAGCCAAGTGTGAAATGCTCCAGACCATGTACGATAGCCTGCTGAATCGGGTTCTGGCTGGAAAGGCAGGCTGATGGTATGCGAGCATCTGATATGGTACGCGCAGCCCTTGCTGGAGCAGGGAAGACCCAGAAAGAGCTGGCCGAACACATGGGCTGGACCCCGCAGAACCTCAGCGGGCGGCTGAAGAACAACTCGCTCACCTTCGATGAGCTGTCAAAGGCTCTGCATTTTGCTGGTTATGAGGTCTCCATGAGTGATGCCAACGGTGCGGGCCTCCCGGAGCTGGGCAACAGCACCAGCCCTGCTGTGGCGCAGACCGTAGACGGCGTTCGATATGACACCCGGAAGGCGGAATCGCTTTGCTCGAATAAGGTCGTGATGTTCGAGGACTTCTATGTAGAGCTGTTCGAGGATGCCGCCGGGAACTACTTCACCGTCCTCTACCAGCTTTCTGGATGCCAGCATCATACCATCACCCCGGTAAGCGCCCGTGCTGCCCAGCAGTTCTTAGAGAGGTTCGGGAGCAGAGCATAACTGCTGGCTAAAGTTCCTTCGGTATACGGTAAATTTTTTTGTGAAATCTTCAGTATAAGTTTGACTTACCAGACTGGTAAGTTAGAATGAAGATACAGAAAACAACTTACCAAAACACGGAGGATTTGAATATGAAAACCTACATCGTCACCTATTTCCGCCATAACCCGCAGCTCATGAACGGAGGCTACACCTCCACCTGCAAAATTGAGGCCGCGTCCATCGCGTCGGCCCGCAAGAAGGCCCGCGAGTTCTGCGAGGGCGCGGTTTACGGTAGCCGGGAGCTGCTGGATGTGCAGAAGGAGGGCTGAGAGATGCTGAAAGTCAAAGAATACGCCAACTTCGACGAGTTCGAGAAGGACGCACACAAGCAGGACGTCGATCTGGTTGCCATCGTGAACAAGCCGAACGGCATGGTTTGCGCCGACCTCATCACCGACTGCAAGATGTGGCAGACCGCGGTCAACCGCTTCTTCAAGGCGCTGGCCGGGGATGAGCGCTTTGATGGCTGGCAGGAAACCATCACGGAGTGCATCAAGGAAGGCTTCTGGCAGGACAAGGCGCTGACCGATGGCAAGTACACCGGCGGTTACTTCTGGGAGGTTGAAGACCTCGATGGCCGGTTCTACATCTGCCTGAATGTTGTCAGAAAGGAGGTTGCCTGATATGACGGTTCTGGACCACATGAAAGCCGCCGGGTATGACCCGAACGCGGCACGCAACGCGGATGATCTGCGGCGTATGGGGGCCGGTACGATGGAATGCGAGAGCATCCAGCTCCGTACGTTCCGCTGCCGCCCCTACCAGTACGAGGGCGAGATGCTGGCTGTAGAGGCCACCGCGATTGTTCCCTTTACGGATGGTACGCAGCGACCCTACCCGGACGGATGGCCGAGCAGCATCAAGGCAAGCGCAATGGCTTTTTTCAGGATTAAGGAGGATGAGTGATATGGCAAAGCGGATGATGAAGCTCACTGCCGAAGAAGTCCGGGCGAACATCCCGTACGACCTCATCTGCATGGTTCGCTACGGCTGCACTTGGAGCAGCGGTCGCCGCCGCAGGGCATGGCTGGCCGACTTCAGCGAATCGGAGCGGGAGGCCGCAGGGCGGCTGTTCCGCACGGCTCACAACTGGACGGTCGGCCGGGGCGTTCCCGATACCGTGCAGATGAGCCGGAAGACGTTCCACCTGTGGCAGAAGCTCGGCGACTTCTGCGCGTCTATCTGAAAGGAGAGGTCCGAATGGAAGAACGGAAATGGATTCTTGGCGATGACTTAGCAGCCTGCGATAACCTGCTGGACGGCATTACGTTTGATGACGTGATTCTCGCCGTCCACTGCAACTGCCGCGTCATCAGCAGGGAGACCGTCACGAAGCAGTTCTTTGAAATCCTCGAACAGCGGCTCTTGGACATGAACGAATTGCTGAACCGCAACATCGATAAGATTGCCGAAGAAGCACGAAAGGGGAGAGAGTGATATGAAAAAGGTCGTTAGTCCGTGTTTCTGCAAGGTTTACACCCGCAGCGGCAATGAAGCGACTGCGCGGGCATTCTGCGAAATCCAGTTTGAGAATGGCAGACTCAGCATCACCGGCGTTATCGGCCCCATGCCGAGCGGAAACTGCCGTGGCGGTGCTGGTCAGTGCGTTGATGCAATCCGCGAAGGCCACCCCTGCGATAAATGGACGCGGGAAATGCTCGACAAGTTCTGCTCCATCTGGGACGAGTGGCATTTGAACGATATGCGTCCGTACTGCAAGCACCAGAAAGAACTTGGATGGAACAAGCTGGCCGTCACGCCTGTCACGCTGTACCACTATCGGCTGAACAGCAAAACCCTTCGGCGGCAGGAATCCATGAAGAAAAGCTCGTGGAAGATGCTCTGCGATGGCATGACCGCAGCCCTGAACGATAACCAGATCGAAGTTGCTAAGTTGCCGTACAGCCTTACGCTTCCTCACGAAATCTCCGGCGATGCAGCTTTGTATTACGAACCGCAGAAGCCTCTCTATCCCGGAATGGCTGGTGCGACCGAAACAAAGACCCTCGGCTGGCTCCATCCTGAGGAACACCCTGATGGCATTCTCGGCAAGCCCTGCCCGGTCTGCGGCTACAAGTACGGCCACTCGTGGTTGACGGAAGAAGTCCCGCAGGATGTGATTGACTGGCTGTGCAGCCTGCCTGAGTCGCCCGTCGAACCGGCGTGGGTGTGATTATGAGTGGCTATGAGCAGCTTTCCATGTTCACCATGAACGTGGACCCGATTACTGCCACCTGCTGCATGGATGGTTGCCCAGCTCGGGCCAGCCCGGTGGAGCCGTGGATGGCAGCGCTCATCCCCGCTGGAGAGTATGTGGTGCAGGTTGCTGGGCATCCGCTGGTTCTGCGGCCCATGCCCGGCAGACAGGCCGACATCCAGCGTGGGCATGAATACTACCACTACATGATCGGCGGGCGGCTCTATGCCGGCACATTCGTTGGGAGGGATTCTGGATGATGGACAAGATTGTGGTCACAGCGGCAGACATCGAAAAGCTCCTCGCATGGCGAGATGAGCACAACGATCTGGTTCGTTCGATGCCAGTTCCCCTGCGAGAGGTGGAAATCCAGATTGTCGAGAGTGGCATCTCCATCAAGTGCTTCCGCTCTGACAAGAAGCTGAAGCTCTACCTCGACAGCCCGGCCCGGAAGCTCGGCCACGTTGTCTTTGCTCCGCTGGGCAACGGCCTGTGGAAGAAGAAGGTAAGCACGCTTCCTGCGGACTGCAACCCCACCGAAACCGAACAGGGCGCTTTGACCGTGTATGGCTCCCTGATGGCGCTGATGACGTATGGAACGGGCAGCATCCGTGGTGACGTGGCTACCACAACCTCGAAGGCTCCTGCTGAACGTAAAAGCTCCACAAAGCCGCATACGGCAAGCACCACATACATCATTCACTCGGCCGGAAAACAGCTTACAGTGGTTCCCAGAGGCCACCACGCAAGCCCTGCCTGTTCCTTTACCGTAAGAGGCCACTTCCGCCACTATAAGAGCGGCAAGACGGTTTGGATTGCGGAGTACCGCAAGGGGACTGGCCGCAGCCGGGGAAAGACCTACAAGATTGGAGATGATCTGGATGACCGAAAAGTCCGAATGGCAGTTCCTCGTTGATTACGTCAAGGATGACACGACAGACTTTCGCAACGCCGCCTATCGTAGTCAGCTCATGGCCCTGTGGACTGCGTACTGTATGCACAATGACCTTGACGTTGATACGAAGATGTACGATGCAACGCTTTTTGATTTGTGGCTTGCCGTTTTACTTGAGCAGCGGCGTGCTTTGCATATCTTCCGCTTCAGCGAGTTCGATAGTTGGATGAGCCAGTGGCTCGTATAAGAATGGAGGAGAGATAAATGGAAATGACCAATGAACGCGCAGCCGAAATCCTCAACCCCACCCATTATGAGGACTACGACAGCCTCGAAACCGTGCGGGAAGCCTGCCGGATGGGCATGGTGGCCCTGAAGATGCAGATTCCTGAAGTGCCGCTGGCTCCCGGCGCTATTTTTGACTTCACCTGCCCGCACTGCGGGAGCAGGGACTACCTGAAGAACGAGGACGACAACCGCAACAAGTTCTGCGGCCAGTGCGGAAAAGCGCTGGACTGGGGTAGCATTGTTGAAGGAGGAGAAGCATGAGTAAGGAACTGATGCTGTTCTACAACGCAGATGGAAAATGGGCCGTCTACGATGACACCTTCGACATCACTATCCATTGCGAGTCCCAGAAAGAGCAGGACGAAGCGATGGGGATGCTGCGCAAGGCTAACTCCAGCGCAGGAGAGGTAATGAGTCCTGAGAACATGGCTCATTCCTTGATGGCCCTCTGCAAGGCTCACTCTGATGCCGGGAATGGCTGTCCGGGCTGTCCCTTTGACAAGCCGACCAGCAACAACGGCGATGGTGAGTGCCGTCTTGGCGTTCCTGACAGCTGGGATTTTTGAGGAGGTAAACCATGAAGAACGATACCGTGTTCAATCTTCTGCCGGAAGAAGAACTGCTTGCCCAGCTTGCAGAGGAGTGTTCCGAAGCCGCCAAAGCGGCCTTGAAACTCCGCCGCGCCCGCGATGGCGTGAATCCTACGCCAGTGTCCGAGGAGGAAGCCTTCAGCAACTTCGTTGAGGAGCTTGCCGACATCTACCTTTGATCCATCGTGCTGTTTGGCGGTGAGCTGGACGATGACGACCCCTGCAATATGTGTGATGCGGTCGGCGACCGGATGGTCGAGATCATGGAGCAAAAGCTCGCCCGCTGGAAGTACCGCTTGATGAAGAAGGAGGAAGTCGATGTCCCTGAAGAATAAAGCAGTCCTCATCAGCATTCGGCCTGAGTGGTGCGACCTCATCGTGCGTGGCAAGAAAACCATTGAGGTGCGCAAGACCCGCCCGAAGTTGGAAACGCCGTTCAAGGTGTACATCTACTGCACAAAAGCTCCGCAGCAACTCATCACCATTTTCAAGGATGGCGAAGAAACAATGGACGGCGAAATCCATCACGGAAAGCCTGTATTCATAAAGTTCAATAAGCTACTGCCGGACAACATACGCGGTAATACCCAGATGGTTATTGGTGAGTTTACCTGTGATGATATCCGGCGCATCGGCCCCGAGCTCTGCGTCGTCAAAGAAGATATTGAAACAGCAATTACTGGAAGTTGTCTCAGTATCAAGCAAGCGAAGGAATACGCCGGCTGGGATATCGGTATGAACTATGCCGACATGAAAGACCTGTATGGTTGGCATATTTCCGGCCTCAAAATCTATGATAAGCCCCGCAATCTGCACGAGTTCGTCCGCTTCAATTTTCAAAGCATGAACGGAACCGATGTCTGCGGGAATGAGAGTTGCGAGCATTATCAGCCGTCTGGAAGCTATATGCTCCCACCGACCTGCGAAATCAATGGCTGCTATTTGAGCAAGCCGCCCCAGAGCTGGTGCTATGTTGCTGAGGTAGAGGAGGAAGAAGCAGAGTGACACGTAAAGAAATGTTTGACCTCAGAATTGCAAGTGATGGATTTCGTGGTGCGGTCAGAAAAGCTCTGTTTGAATGCTCCAAATTTCCGCCCTGCACTGAGCGAATAATCGTTGAGGGAAGACTGGCTGAAGCGCTGTATTTTTCAGAGCGGATGATGGAAAAAACGTACAAAGACCTTGAAACGGAGGAAAAAACTAATGTGGGCTGAAATGTCTGATGCAGCCAAGTGGCTGGCTGTTGGAGCTGCGATTGTCGCAGCCGTTATCGTAACTGGGCAGACGTACCCGCTGTGGTTCTTTCTGATTCCGATGATCTGTTGATGAGGAGGTGCTGACCGTGGAATTGAAGAACAGCGAACATTACAACGACCCGACGCCGTATGAGGCGCACAAGAACATCTGCAAGGAGGAGCAGCTTGAAGCTGCTCGAATGCGCACCATTAGCGCGTTGGTCAGCGCATTGAAGCAGGTAGCCGATCTCGCCGGGTTCGAAATCGTTGGCCGGGTTGCTCTCATGGATAAGGACTCCGGGAGGATTTTCAGATGAGTACCCCAAAGTGCGAGATGTGCGGCCGGGAAATCCCAAACGCCAAGAACCGTCAGAAGTTCTGTCCTGACTGTGTAAAGAAACGTCAGGCTGCACAATCCCATAAGTCATACCTCAAGCACCGCGAGTATTATCTGGAACGCAGCCTTGCTCAAGCTGAACACCGGAAGCAGGAAGCGCTAAAGGAAAAAATGCTGGAGGAGCTTCTGCTCGCCAAAAGGCCGGAGCCGAAGTACAACATCACGCAGGTGGTCAAAAAAGCAAAAGACCTCGGCATCAGCTACGGCTGGTGTTCGTATCTGCTTTCGGTCGGAAAAGTCTGTATGGAATGA